AAGAATTTCGCGATGTTGTTTGCACAACCTGCATGTCTATAAACCTTAACCATTTCCTTGAGCAATGTGACGTTGACCGTCGAATCAAATTTTACTGCGTCGAAAGCAGCAATGTGGCGGTGGGTGGCAAACCGGTCCCACCACGCTCCTTTCTCGACCGAAGACGAGCCACTAGCATAAAACACACGCCGACGCCAGTTGAACTTCCTCTTCAACCAGGTTCCCCAAGCGCGGAAGAAGGGGAGTTTAATGACCGAACAGACATCTTCGCGCTTCTGGATCACGCGCGGGGTTGCATCCTTAAGTTTGTACTGGAATTCACCTTTGACGAAGGCCGTTGTGGCACCCAGATTGATTTTGTGTTCTAAATCATCGATAGCTTGGGCGTACCGGGTTGCTTTCGGCCCGTCATATGAACTCAACATCTGAGCAGCAGCTTCAGGATAAACCACATCCTTAGGAACTTTGAGATGCTTGATGACAAGTTCGGAGAAAGGGGTAACATGCGTGTAGTCATGGAGGAGGGGTTTGAGGACGCGTTTAACGAGCGCATTGTATTCACAAACGTCACAGTTGCAACACCACTGAGCCAAATAGGGTCGATCAACATCACCGGTGGCGTACTGTCGTATGAAACTGTAACCGGCGATTGCACCCCTCCGGTCGGTCAAAGGGGCATCCTCATTGCGTTTGATGGTGCAATCCTCAGCGATGGGGTCATCGCAGGTCACCCCTGGACAAAATTCGGTGACCACAGTGCGGTACTTGTGCATGTCCTGATTCTTGCGAGCGTTGGATGTTACACGGCGCGCTGCCTCCAATAGAGATGCCATTCCCATTATGTTGGGAGAGTCACACTTTTGTTCACCAACAGGGATGAGGTGAGCTTGGCTACTTTGGGCCATTTCAGCATCCGGTAAAATGGGAGGCATATGACAACCTTTGAGATAGCTGTCGAGAGTTGCATAGAATGCATCAGGATATCCACATGCTTTAAGACACTTGAGACACAGGTTGTAATAACCGATGCCCTGTTCACCTTGTGGCTTGACGCAGCCCATGCATGGAACACGAGCTGCTGCCGCTTTGAGGATGTTCGGGTCAACAATGTTGGGTTTGT